GTGTTAAATGAAATTGAAAAAGACCTAGCTTGGAGAGAGCATGGGAAAAGAAAGTGAGGAATGCAATTATGCAAATAACTTATGATAAAAAACGGTACGATATGAGTGCCGATGATATGATGGCTTGGGGTGGATACGTTCCACTCTGGGTTATGCAATGGAATCTACATTATGCAATGGGTAGTGAGGAAACTTTGTTAGATCATCTTGATAAATGCTATGCTCAACGAGCAGGTATGCCTATTAAAGACAGACCGATGGGTGGTGAGATCGATGACGAGGGTGTCTATCGATACCCAGAAGATGAACCAATGTATCCTTACATGACATGGGATACTCGTGAAGGTAAGGTATATTTCTATCCATATTCTGTGATGGGAATACCTACTGGTAAAACACATTTCGCAACAAGGATGGACTGATGGGTAGAGTAAAAGATTCAATGGTAACTGATGAGTTTGTTACTTGTCCTGAGTGTGATGGTGATGGTCACAATTACTATGAACGTCCAGTAAAACGATGGAGCGCAAGTGACATTGGTGAACTGGAAGAGTACCGCGCAGACTGTGATAACTGTGATGGTAGTGGTGAAGTCATGGCATTAATGGAGGACGAATGGGATGGCTATTAATATTCAAATGAGTCAGATGCATAATGTAGAAAGAGTTAAGATTCAAAGGAAGATAACTCTTGCTGAAGACTCACCAACTGGTGATGAGTATTGGGTTACAGATATAATATTATATTTAGATAACAATACTTGCATGGATTTTATGTTGTTCTCTGATAATGAATCAATACCTATAGATATTGATCCAATAGGTTGACAAAATAAAAAGGGCTGTTGCATAAATGCAGTATGCTAGTCAATTATTTTGAACAACTACAAACGTTGAGCAGTGAACTAGGGATACCTCTCAAAAAAATATTCCATCGAGCAGGTGTTCCTAGTTCAACATACTATCGAACTCTTAAAGGTGATACTCAACTGTCTTATGAAACGTCTATTAAGATAGCTAAGATGATTGAGATTATTAGGACTGGTAAATGTAAACGTAAAGACAAGCGTGTGTTATGACAAACTTTTCTCATTATGTAACTGAAACGAAAGTGACCGACAGTTATGCAGATTTGATTGATCAATTAGTACACAGAAGAAACAAGCTAGGATATTCACAGGAAAAATTAGCTGATCGTGTGGGTTGCGCTTCGTCTTTGATTCATAAATGGGAGCAATACAAACGTGTGCCATCTGGTTTCATGTTAACGTGTTGGTTAGATGCACTTGGCTGTAAGATCGAAATCCGCTCGAAAGATTCTTAACAAAACTTACCATGAATGTGATGCTTGTGGTAATGGAGTGGAATATTTTGTACAAATTTTAGCATCAATAAAGAAAGCAACTTACCATACCATATGTATAAGTTGTTATGAGGATGACACATGGCAAACAAAAATAAGTCGAAAGGCAGTTACCACGAAAGAAAAATTACCGAGTGGCTCAACGACCAAGGCATCCAAGCAAAGAGAGTCCCCCTCTCAGGATCGCTTGGAGGAGAATGGTCAGGAGACATCCACCTCACATTGGGCGGACGACATCTGGTAGGTGAGGTTAAGTACAGAGACAAATCAAATTTTCCAAGTCCATTCACGGTCTTGGATAATAGAGACATTGCGTTTTATAAAAGGCGCAGTGGCAAACCGCAAACGATAGTCATCATACCTGATGAATTGTTTGCACAATTATTAGGAGAGAGTAATGCAAGAGTTCGAAAGCCAGAGTCTAGCGATTAAGAAATTTCTTGAAGAAGGTAATGCCATTACTGGTATGGTAGCACTTGAGAAGTTTGGTTGTTGGTCTTTACCCAGAAGAATCTGTGATATAAAAGAAACTGGATTTCCAATTGAAAGTCATTGGATCAAAACAGATTCAGGTAAACGCATCAAAGAATATTGGATGTCAAATAATAAAATTAATGCAATCTTAGTTGATTGAAAAAAACCCCTAGGTGTGATAGCCTAGGGGTCAGTTTGATAAATTGTAATCCAAGCAGAGATTACAGGAGGAGTATAACTATGCAAAAACCACATGAGTTATAGTGGGATCTTACTAGATGAAGTGATGTCTTGGCAAGTACCAAATGCTCAGATCAAAATAATTTTACTGATCTTAGCGGATCATACAGACTCATACGGTGTCTGTTACCCAAGCATCGAACGATTAACTAAGCTGTCCTGCATGAGTAGGTCTTCAGTTATTCGATCTATCAACTGGTTGGTTAAAAAGAAAATTATAATAAGACATAGTGGTGGCAAAGGTAGGTCATCACTGTACCAATTCTCAATAGTAAAGGAGACTGAGATGAAAAAAGATAGTGTCCCACAGACACACAAAGGTAATAAGGTTATAGATATAAGTGAATATGTATATCCTTCGGGTGTCACAGAGACACTACCCTTCGAAGATTTCTGGAAAATGTATCCAAGAAAAGTTGGTAAAGGTCATGCTCGATTAGCATTTAAAAAGGCTTGTGAAAAAGAAGATCCAATTAAAATACTTGTAGCATTAAGAGAATTTGTTCAGGTAATGGAGGGTAAAGAAAAACAATTCATACCTCATCCTACTACATGGTTGAATGGTGAGAGGTGGGATGATGAGATCGAAGATGTTTCGCCGAATGAAGGCACAAACACAGACCGTCTTAAAAATATTTTGCAATGGAAACCTGAAGCTATAGAGAAAAAGAAATGAATTATGAAGAACGCACACGCAAGATTGGATCTTGGTTAGTTAAACTGCTGAAAAGATATACACCACCTGCAACTATGGATGATGAAACATTGCGTGAAGAGATGAATCTTATTGTAGGTGACATCAACAAACACATACCATCTCAGTTTGAGGATGTAGATCTTAATCAAACCTTGGAAAAGATAGACGGTCACGTTCGCGCATTACATGGCGGACGGACGTGGCCGACTATCAAGACTTTCATAACAGGGACGAAGGAAGCAGTGAGCGAATACTCCAGAGCTATTACTGCTCCGAAGGTAACATCGAACACGACACTTGATCGAAGTAATAATATTATTATCAATCGTATTATTAACGGTGAGGAGATCCCAGATTATCTTTTAGATCCAGAGTCACCACATCGACAACAACTTATAGGAACTGGTTTATTATCTGATAAAGATTTTGAGAAATATCTTGCACCTATAAACAGATAATGATAAGTAAACTTAGGAGGATTTACTATGCAAAGACAAGGGTTTATTGGTGGCAGTGATGCAACTACCATCATGCAATTCAAGTGGTACGATTTATGGTTAGTGAAAACTGGCAAGGCAGAAGCTGAAGATTTGTCCGACAACATAGCTGTGCAACTTGGATCTCATACTGAAGATTTCAACATCAAATGGTTTGAAAAATTTACTGGATGTTTTGTTCCATTAACTAGTCAGCAAAAACAATTTAAGAAAACTGTTGGTGATGTACCATTGGTCGGTACTGTTGATGGTGTTCTTGCTAAGACTAAACAAATTATTGAAGCTAAGCACACTAATCCATTTAATGATATGAATGAAATGATCGAAAGATATATGCCACAGATCCAACTTTACTGTCATATATCTGGTGCTGAAGGATGCCATCTGTCTGTAATATTTGGTAACAGTAAATGGCAAAGTGCATTTGTGCATTACGATGAAGACTACTTCAATAAGATGATGGTCTTTATCAATGACTTTTGGTGGCACGTTATCAATGACAAAGAGCCTGTTGGTATAGATGCGCCAGATGATATCAGTATTAATCACATACCTGTTGATAACATGGTTGTTCGGGATGCTAGTATGGACAATGCATTTGTTCATTCATCGATCACATACATCAATGGCCTTGAGCAAAACAAAGTATTTGAGAATGCCAAGAAGGATCTCAAAAATATGGTAGGTAGTAATGAACGTGAAGTGTTTTGTGATTACCTAACAATCAAACGCGATAAACGCGGTTCACTCAGAATTTCAAAGAGGAGTAAGAAAGATGAGTAATATGAAAATATGGGACAAGCTTGCCCCGACTGATCCAAAGTATCTAAAGCCAGTATCATTTGGTTCCAGATCCTTTTCAGCTATTGATCCACAGTATCAGGTTATGAAGATGACTGAACAGTTTGGTCCAGTTGGTTGTGGTTGGGGATGGGATAATGTTACTGAGGTCGTTCACTTCAGTAATGGTGACAGCGCTGTGATGGCTCATGTTACTGTATGGCATACAGATAACCATCATAGGTTTGGGCCATTCACTGGTTGTCGAAAGTTCTTCAATGCTACTAATGGTAGGACTGCTGAAGATGCACCGAAGATGGCTATCACTGATGGACTAACAAAAGCACTCTCACATATTGGTTGTGATGCTGATGTTTTCCTTGGCAAGATGGATGGCAATAAGTATACAGCAAAGAATAATGATGAGGATGATTATTAATTCTTGGGAGAGGTATGGTTAGTCACCTTTGAAGGCCTGATCGGGGGGCAGGTTTCCCAAGAACCCCCCACCAAACTATCATGATTATTACTAGAGAAATGATACAAGAAATACCTTGTCCTAAATGCGGTGCAGGATCAGGTGTTTCGTGTGGGCATCGGAAAGATAAATCCAGAAGCCACCACAAAAGATTAGAAGCAGCGCAACAATTTTATAAAGGAGCCAGAAGCATGGCAGAATACGACAATACTAATTCGGGTGCAGTGTTTAAACCATTCGAAACTATGAAGATGATACTTCAAGGTAAAGTAGACATCGAAGGCAATGAAAGAAAAGTTGTACTCGTTGCTGATAAAACTAAATCAGATAAAAAAATTATTGAGGTGTACCAGAAGGTAGGTGTCCTGTTCGAAGAAGATAAGGGTGATAATGAGAAGCGTCCTGATTACTCAGGTCCACTAGAAGATTATGCCACTGATAAAAATATGCGTATTGCCGCTTGGAAAAGGCAAAGCGATGGTGGTAATAAATACATGAGCCTTAAAATAAGTGAGAAGCAGGGAAAGGAAGGAGGTAAATTAGATGACGAAATACCATTCTAGTGAATCTTGGTATGGGTTAAGAGACAGACAAAAGTGGGAGAGGCTTGAACAAGTTCAGGCCTTTGCTACTTCTGGGTCAACTCAAACCAAAGCGGCAAGGGAACTTGGTGTTTCTCTGCAAACTTTAAATAGATTTATTCAACTCAATGAAATTCATTGGCCTGTTAAAGAGCAAGGGAAAAGATCCTGATGGATTTTTTTACAGCACTAGTATTAGTTTATCAAATTAAATCTGAAGAAACGACAGCAACTATTTGGTTTAATAACTTCGAGTCTTGTTATCAGGCACAATATGCAACAGATAAACTTTATAACTTAGCTAATGGTACAGAAATGTACTGTGTTGAAAGTGATATAGCGTCACGAATTATAAAACCTAGGAGGAGACCAGAATGAAAAAGGTTCAACTTACTGAAGAAGAAATAGAAATGGTTCTTCATGCCATAGATTCTTGGAAAATGACAAATCATGGAGAGCATTCTAAAAAAGAATTAAGAGCAGTTGATTCAGCAGAAAGAGTATTAAAAGGTATTC